TTCATTTATTAACTTTGGTAAGTTAGAATACTCTGTGTCATTTTTAGCCGCTCTGTTGTATTGATTTAAATCAAAAAAATACTGCTCGAATATTTCAAGCTGTGCTTGATTCGCAAACAAATTATATTCTTGGGGAGTTACATACCCACGGTTTTCTTTATTAAGAATAGCTAATACTCTTTGATATACTGTATCTATACTAACTGCCATATTTTTTATTTATTATAATAATAGCCACCATTACAGTGGCTATCACTATAATGAGACTTTATTTTAGTCTTTTTTCAATTGATTTATAAACTTCTAAGCCTTCATCTGTTTTCAAGAAAGCTGTAAAAGCGGAATAAGGATGTTCATCAAATGGAACTGTCATAATTTTCTTATCAGTTTTTGCCCATTTAAATGTTCTTTGATCTTCAGATAATTTTAATATTCCAAGTTCAGAGGCTTTTATAGCCATATTCCTAATATTAATATCATCGTCATTAGCTAGTTCTAAGAATAGTTTTGGGTCATTCTTAGCAAATAGTAATAGATCTCTTTTAATTTCCTTAGAAGTCATCTTAGATACCTCAGATCCGACCTCAGACCTTATAACAGCTTCTGCTTGATCAATATCCATTGATTTTGCCACCATTAAAGCCTCAATTTCTAATTCTAGTATATCTAAATCATCTTCTGCTTCCTGTTCTGCATCAAATTCTGCAAATATCGTTCCATTTTGTGGATGATATAATGACATTAATTTTTGCAAACTTTGTTTTTCTTTTGGTACATTTAATATACCGTCTTCAAAAACTATATGACCAAGTCTTGCATCGCCTTTAAATTCGTCAACGAAACAAGTTTTTTGGTTTACCGTGTATTTTAGTTCTCTTTCAAAGCCTTTTTCTTTGTCAAACCAAAATATACTTTTACTTTTAATTGTATATGTAAGTGGTGTTTTACCATTTACTAGATAATATGTTCTATCTTTTATCTCCCATTTAGGGGCTGTTGTTACTTTTGTTGCCATAATATAATAAGATTAAATAATAAAAAAATATAAGAATCCCCGGCCGAAGCCAGGGAAATCTCATATTAAATAAGGATTAGTTTAATAACATAAAGTTATTAGCACCTTGTACTACTAAACATCTTTCAGATAAATAGTGTACCTCCATTGCGTCTAGATCAGATGTAGTCGCACCACCTACAGAACCTGTAGTCCAAGATTTCATTCTTCTGTCATCAGCTTCTGAAGCTCTATATCTGACGTGAAGGAATGGTCTTTTGATGTTCTTACCTAATGTTTGATCGTAAACAGTTGATGTTCCAGCAGGTACTACTACACCTCTAATGTTAGCAAATGCACCACCTGTTGTAACGTCATTTAAGTATTTCCAGTCAGTTTTGTAGAAGTCATAAGAACCTCTTCTGAAACCAGAAAAACCTAAATTAAGTGCCATATCTTCGCTGTTTGAGAAAACACCGTAAGATGTACCACCTGTACCATAAGAATTTTGAGCTGCAAGCATGTCGTCAATGTTTAATGCAACATCTCTGTTTACAAATAACATGTTTTCTTCAATTGCTCCTTGCGTATCTAATTTCTTAAGAATTTCATCGAAGTCAGCTAAATCTTCAGTTGCTGTGTTACCATCAACACCTGCAGTTACGTGACCTCTATCTTCTATTGCTGCGAAAAGACCTTCAGTTCCACCAATTCCAGTTACACCAGCTGCTCCCGAACCGTTAGCTGCTAATTCACCTTCTACCATTGACATTTCTAAGTAATCTTCAAATCTAGTTCTTGTATCACCTTCTGCCTTTAGGTACCATAGGTAACCTGATTGACCGTTTTCACCTGTAATTTCAACCCAACCTACTTGAGAAGCATCAGATCCTGAAATCTCGTACTTATCTTTTAAGATGATTGGTTTGTTTGTAAACGACTTGAAAGATGGAGTTACTGCACCAGTCATACCATTCGTAGCTTTTGCAAATTCAGAACCGATAACAAAAATTGTTACTGTTTCAGAGTTTGTAAATGCTGGAGCTGTACTAAATAATGCTTTATCGTATCTCTTAAGCGTTAAAGTAGTATTGTCTGCTGCGATTGCTGATACATATGCATTAGCAACGATACCAGAAGTACCACCTTTTAATTTTACTGTTTGACCTACTCTTATTGCGTGAGTACCTGAAGCTGCAATAGTTACAACACCTGATGTTGTGTTTAATGCACCTGTGTACGTTAAGTGTAGTCTACCTTGCTCAGACCAAATGATTTGATCAGAAGTCATAGGCATTTCTGCACCTACCATTCTTAAGAAGCTAGCGATAGATCTGTCTCCATATCTTTCAACTTCTGCTTCGTATAAATCTGGTAAGTATTGCTGTGACCAATCGTTAGCACCACCTGTAAATGATAGGTAGTTTGTTGCTAGCGTTTGTTTAACTGGAGCTGGTACCGCGTTTAAATTGGTACCACCCGTTGGAGTTATTACTGCCATTTTTATTTATTTTTTTAAAGTTATTTTCTAAGTTTAATTTTTAACTTTGAACTATCATCCCCAGAAATTGCCCTTATTTTTACTCCTCCGGTTTCAACTGTGCCAGTTTTACGTGGATCCATATTTATATTTTTGGACTCAGCGTTTAACTGTTTTATAGCATCAGCTTTACCTTGCTCGTAAAAATGATTTGCAACTGCATCTGCATTGTCTGCAACGAAGAGTGCTTTATGATAACCTTTAGCATCTTGTAACATATTATCTTTACTGATATACTTATCTAGTACGTTTAATATATTTGCTTGCTTATCTAAAACTTTTTGTTTATCATTAACATTGTATCTATACTTTTTGTCTCCTACTTCAAATTCAAAACCTTTGAAATTGTCATTGAAAACTTTTTTAGATTCATTATTAAAATGATTAACTTGCTCATCTTGTAGCTTTGCTTGTTCTGATTGTTCAGAGTTGTAAGTATTGAAAAACTCAATGGCTTTTTGTTGATCATCGGTTAACTTAGAACCCAACTTGACTTCTTCGTAATATTTGTCCTTTAATCCTTCTAAATAGCTTTTGGCTTTTGCAATTTCTTCTTTATAAGCGAGTTTTTTACGCTTAATATCTCTTTGTTCATCAACTTCTTCATCAAATGAAAAATTATCATCAATTAAAAAATCAATTTCATCTTTTGATAAATGTGATTTAGTTTGATTATAGTATTGATACAACAAAGTAGATTCATCGATGTTAGAATAATCTTGATTAATTTTTACATAATCTTCTAACGTTCCACCAGTCTCATTCATGAAGTCTACAACTTTTTGAATGTTTTCTGGTAATTCTATTCCCGTGTCTTGTGAAGTTTGTACCGCTTCTTCTACTTGATCTTGTAGCTCTTGCGCTTCTTCTTTAACTTCTTCTTTTGGTTCTTCCTTAGTTTCTTCGTCAATTACTTCTTCTAAAGTTAATTGAGTTTCTTCTTGCTGTACTTTTTGCAATTCCACTTCGGTTTCTTCCCCTGTTTTTTCATCCGTGCCGCTTCCGCGTAACACGCTTTCATCTGTGCTTTGTTCTTGAACGGCATCTGTTTCTGTTTTTGGTGGTTTACTTAAATCCACTTTATACATACCATCTTCGGTTTTACCCGTGTCTTGGCCCGCTGCTTCAAGTACTTTTTCTTCCTTTTCAGCAGCAGTTGGTGTTTCGTCAACTACGACGTCTTTGTTTTCTTCCATGATAAAATATTATAAAAATGTTTTGCAGTTGTTTATCTAGGCTCAAACTGCTCTAAGCCAAATCCTCCCAAAGTATCAAATCCTGCTGATTCAAACTTTTTAGGTGGTTTATTATTTTTTCTTTGATCTATTAATTCAGATTGCTGGGAAGCTTGTATTTTAGTTCTTTTATCTTTTCTATCTTCTTTAAACTTCTCTTTATCTTTAATTACATTTAAATCAGCGTCTTTAAGCTGCATATTAAACTCAAACTCTTTTTGCATTAACATCATTTTAATTTCTGCTTCTTTTTCTAATTTTTGTGAATCTAATTGCGCTTCAACTTGTGCTAACTGAGCTTTGCTTTGTGTTATAGCTTGTTGCTTCTGTGCATCAGCTTGAGCAGCGGCTTGTGCAGCCTGAGCATTTGATTGTGTTTGCATTTGAATATTTTGCTGTTGTATAGCTCTATCTTTTTCTTCTTTCTTTCTTCTTCTGAGCTTTAATAACTGATTAGCAAGTTTTAAATTTCTTATTTCTCTAATATCAATTGCGTCTTCTAAATTTATTTGTTCTTTTTGTAAAGATACTTGAATGTTATTTTCAAGTAATTGCTTTTCTTCTTCATCTGGTGATAATTCTAAAAATATACCAAAATCATGCAACTGTAACTTACTTATTTCATCTAAAGTAGCAACATTAGATTTACCTATTGCTTGTATAAAAGATTTACGAGTTGGGCTAAATTCTAGCACATCAGATATTCTCAGTGATATAGCTTCAGCTGTTTTAAGCGTTAAATATAATCCGCCTTGCAGTATGTGTCTTGTTGCTGTATTTGAATTTGCAGCAGCAATTTTTTGTAATCCTACTAATGCGTTTTTATCTGGCGTAGAACCATCTCTTGCTTCATTTAATCCGGTCACATCTCTTATCATTTGTAAATAATAATTATATGAATTAATTAAACTTGATATTTTAGCATTAGATCCCGATGATTGTAATTCTTGCACTGGAACTTTACCACTATTAAATTCACCATCTTGTGTCATTGACCTACCAATAACAGAACCAGTTTGGAAATACATATTTAATGCTTCCTGAGCATTATAATTTGTTCCATTACCTAAATCTATTTCTGCAATACCATCTGCATCTAAATAAACACCATCAGGAACCATTCTTGATAATACTTGCTGTAGTTTTAAATGCGTTAATTGAATCATATCAGCAAATGTTGTCATTCTGCTTACAAGTGATTCAACTCTACCTTTATATATTCTTGGCGCTACAATATTATAACTAAACTGAGCTTTAACTGTATTTGACTTAGGCCTAGTCATGTTCTCGGCTAATTGCCACTTTAATAATTTTGTAGTACCAATTATTTTTGCACCTTCATATATAACCTCAATAGTTCTTGATGATTTTTCAAATCTTGATCTTGAATCTTTAGGTGGATTAAAACTATCATCTTTTTTAATTGCTTTTGATGCACCTGTTGAAGTTTCTTTTATTTTATGGACTTCATCTCTATATGTTTTATACTCAAAATATAACACATAAGCATACGAATCATCTTCGTTATCTTTACCGGCATATGACTTATTATATAGTTTAGCGTTAGTACCTTGACCTTCAACATCTCTTCTTATATCTTCATCTGTTAAATGCGGATATTGTTTCTTTAAATCAACAACTGATACTTTTCTTATTTCACCCACATAATATATATCATCAAAATGAGGCGATTCTGTGTATGAATAAACTAAATCAGCAGGATCAACATATTTAATATTTATACCTTCTGATGTTGTATATTCATTTTTAACAGCGCCCATACCTATAACAGCTATATCATAATCTAATCTTTTCTTTATTAATTCATATTTATTATGATCGAATACATTGTTTATAGCTTCTTCTTCTGCAATTTCAATAGAATCCTTATAATCAAGCTGCATATGTAATTGTAGCTCATCTTCATCTTCAGGTAAATTATCTTTATCATTTTCAAATAAATTAATTTTAAATTCATTAAAAACTGATTCTGAAAAGTTTTTAGTAATCATATCATCAACTATGGATTGCATATGATCTGTTCTTTTCTTTACTGAAGCTGGATCTTGTGAATATGCTTTTACATCATATGTTCTTTCTGCAATACCATTAACTACAATATCTACAAATTTAGGTATAATAGGTACTGGCTTCCAATCTATGTTTAAATATGATAAATCACCATTAATAGATAATTCGTCTTTGTATTTTTGTATTGACTGTTCACCTCTAGCATATAATCTTAAACGGTGAAAATTGTCTCTATTAGCGTAATACCTAGCTGTACCAGAATCTCTTTTAAACCATTCTGATTCAACCGCTCTTGCAATCTCTAAACCGTATTTTTCACTTGCTTTTTCAGCATTTGAAACTGCTTGGCTTGGGAATACACCTCTTGGTAATATATTCATCTATTTTATTATTTTTGAAATACTTCCTTTGTTATTATATTTTTTAAATCCAAAATCTAAAACTTTTGTTTGTTTTAATTGTTTCGGTTGATACAAATGCCTGTTGCATGCCATTATAGCAAGACCAGAACTTATTGCGGCATCATGTTTTGTTCTATTATTTATATTAAATTTAGACCATTCGTTTAACGTTGCATTGAAATATATATTTCCGTAATCACCATTTTCTTGTAATCCTACATATTTATCTATATATGATTCAATTGCTGCAGCGTGAATTTGTTTCATATCTTCAGATGAGTTAGGTATACCACCTATTTCTTTTTCAGCTGTTGATAATTTGTTTACTGTTTTATCCGGACGATTCATAGAATATCCTCTATATCCTCTTCTTTTTAA